ACAAGTTCCCTAGGAAAGTGACGATGCGAGCCTCCGGGAACAGGTATTATCTCGAATGACGGAATGAGGGTCGATCATCCCTAGGTGGTGCTGGTTGGCGGTAACGCGGACAACAGGTCGAATGCAGGCCTCGCTAACGTGAATACGAATAATGCGCCTTCCGATGCGAATCGTAACATCGGTTCACGCCTATACTTTTAGAGAGGGGAAAAGATATTTAGATAACAAACAGGGATGGTGGCCTCGCCTCTTGGCGAAAAAAGTCTCCCCATATAAAGGGTGTTGGTAGGGAAACCGAAGACTCCCTATGATAAAAAGCAAATTAATGACAATAAAATGAAGAGAATAGGGAATTTATTTGATAAGATAGCGAATATGGACAACTTGATACTTGCGGACATGAAAGCCCGAAGGGGAAAGAAGGATTCATACGGCATAAGGTTGTTCGACAAGGACAAAGAGGGTAATCTAAGCCGTTTACTAAAGTCTCTGCTGGATGGCACGTTCAAGACTTCCAAGTACCGGACTGATACCATCTATGAGCCAAAAGAAAGGATCATCTTCAAGCTCCCTTATTATCCGGACAGGATATTGCATCATGCCATAATGAACGTCATGGAACCTATATGGGTTTCCGTGTTCACGGCTGATACGACATCATGTATCAAGGGAAGAGGAATAACGGAGGCGTATAAGAGGACAAGACGGGCTTTGTCCGATCGTGAATCCGTCTATTGCCTCAAGGTTGATATCCGCAAATTCTATCCGTCAATAGACCATGAGGTGTTAAAAGGCATCGCTCGGAAGAAGATCAAGGACGATCGCTTGCTTATGTTGTTGGATGAGATCATCGATTCCGCTCCCGGCGTTCCGATCGGGAACTATCTTAGCCAATATCTTGCGAATCTTTATCTCGCCTATCTGGATCACGAGATAAAGGAGATTATAGATATAAGGCATTATATCAGATACGCGGATGACATGACTTTTTTCCATCATGATAAGTGTTTCTTGAGAAACGTATTACTTCCGTGGCTTATCGATAGATTGGCCGTGTTGAAGTTGGAGCTGAAAGGGAATTACCAGATATTTAAGATCGCTGAGAGAAGATCGGATAAAAGCGGCCGTGGTGTAGATTTCGTGGGTTTCGTATTTTACAAGGAGCATATACGGATAAGGAAGAGGACTAAGCAAAATCTATGTCGTGCGGCGGCTAGATTGAATAAAGTCCCGAATATATCCTTAACGGAATACAAGGCAGGTCTAGCCGGTTGGCTGGGCTGGATATATGATAGCGATAGCAAGCATTTAGCTAAGAAAATTTTAAAACCAGAGTTTTATGAAGCGATCATGGAGCGACACAATGCCGCCTAGAATAGAGCGGGACGGTGACGGTTCCTACCTGTACCGGTGGGACGTTAGAGAGGAGACAAGGGAGATGGGTGACGATATGGCCCCCGTGATCTCCTATAGTTACAACGAGGTCAGGGTATGGCCCACGTTGACGGCCAACAAGATATTGGAGGCCTGTATCAACGCCCTATGGGACAAGGACGTGGAGCAAAAGAAGCTGAACGACTACAACGCCGCCCAGCTAGGCATACTGGACTTGTCATACGTGGAGTCTTATAAGACGTTCCTTAACGAGAGGAAGGCGTTGAAAGACCGTGTGGATAGCGATTTCGCCGAGTGGGAGGCGGCGAGAGAGGAGGAGAGCATAGTGGTTTTATAACTAAATAAAAAAAAGGATCGGAAGAATGGAATTTTTTAAAATGATTTGCAGTATGAGGGAGCTACTGACTGTAGTCGTGTTTGAGATGTTCATCGTTATGGTGGCGATGGGGTGGGATTTCGCCTCGGGTTATTACAAGGCTAAATTGAGGGGCGAGGAGCGTAATTCGTATGGCATGCGTAGGACGGTCAGTAAGTTCATACTTTACGCTGGTAGCGTATGTATAGCGTGCGGGATAGACTCGGTTTGCTACGTGTGTCGGTTCTGGGAATTTATCCATCTGCCTTTCTTGACCAATGTCCCGGTCGTATCCTCGATAGTGACCGTATTTATCTTGATAACGGAGGTTAGGTCTATCTGGGAGAAGGCTGACGCCAAACAAAGGAGGCAGGCGAGTAAGACAGCCGACATGATCGGTAAGGTTGTAACGCAAAAGGTTTTGGAGGACGCTTTGACAAACGCTTTATCCAATGCCATGAATAAAAAGAAGAAAGGAGAGTAAAATATGGGGAAAAATAATTTACCTCGTGGGTATCGGAACAACAACCCGGGAAACATCCGGATCAACGGAGACTTGTTCCAAGGTGAGATACGCCCAAGCAAGGACAAGTCGTTTAAGCAATTTAAATCGATGGCATACGGTTACAGGGCGATCTTCAAGATCCTGTCTAACTATTACCGGAACTATAAGCTGGACACGATCCGCAAGATGATAGGTCGCTGGGCACCGGAAAACGAGAACGATACGGACGCTTACATTAAGGCCGTATCAGATTATGCTGGTATCCCGGCTGATGATCCTATCAACATCAACGATCGTGAGCAGATGATCCGTATTGTCGCTGGTATGAGTCGGATCGAGAACGGTAGGGAGGCTGATATGTCGGACGTGATAGCCGGGTGGAATCTGTTATGAGGGCATGGCAGGTTATATTAATACTAGTGTGTTTGGTAGCCAGTTTCACGGCTGGCTACCATATCAGGGGGGATGTGGCCAGTGATTCGATATCCAAGACCGACATGTTCACCAAGGTGGATACGATACATGACAGCATCCCGTACCCGGTTTATGAGACACTGGTACGAACAATACCTGAGCCGTTCCCTGTTTATATCACGTTGGACGGTGACACGGTAAAGGAACCTGTATATGTTCCGGTACCGATAACTCAAAAGGAGTACAAGACGGATGATTACCGACTTTCAATTTCGGGTTACAAGCCTAATCTTGATTACATCGATGTATATCGCAAGACTGAGTATATAACCAAGACGATCACCCCCCGTAGATGGGGAATAGGTGTTATTGCCGGTTATGGGATCGGGAAACATGGACTATCACCTTACGTTGGATTGGGTGGATTCTGCAGGATTTGGTGAGGCCTCCATGACTCACGTCCGGGAAGCCCCTATTAACTAGTAATAATAATTCGTCATATGAATAACAAGGGTTGACGTTTTTTTGTTCATGGTTAATTTAATATTAGTTTGATGGTGACTTCGTGAGAACGAACCGGAAAGGGAAGATGAAGAAAAAAGAATCTTCCCTAAATAATCGGATCGGAAGTTTGATTATTTTTTCATGCCACGCACGACGGGAAGATTCTTATATGTCTTTCTGCCGTGCATTTTTTTGCCCGGCTTAATAGTAAAACAAACCACGAAATAAAAAGTTTATGAATAAGGTGGAAATTTTTTACAAAAAAGTGATAGAGGCAGTCTGCAAGGAGTGCGGGACCGATCCGGTAATGATGTTTAGCAACAACAAGGAGAGGAACGTTGACGCTAGGGGATTACTTATCGTCATATTGACTGAGAGAAAATTCAGTGAAAGTCTGATATCGGATCTTACAGGATTGACACAACAGGCTGTCAACAGGTTGAAGAATATCTATCCAGACCGTATCAATAGGAGCTACTTCTTACGTGGAGTTTTAAGTTACATAAAGGAGGAATTAGCTGGTTCGTTATAATATCTACAAAAAAACAGCTAAATTATATACAATATTTCTTTGAAATTATATATCTTTGCGTCAAACAAAAGTCACTGTTGCCGCAGTGACTGTTTGCCAACGATATACGTTTAAATAAATTTTGAATTATGAGTGCAAATATAGTAGAAAAGGACGACAAGCGAAGATCTATAACGAAAGAATTTGCTTATGGCGTGTTAAAAGATTGCATTGGAGGTATGTTTACCGCATATTTCAAGGCAATAGATAAATTTAATGTAGAGATAGACCAGACAATACCGGAAGCTCGTGTAAGGCTTTACTCTACATTGCTTAATGCTAAATTAGTAGAGAGTTTTATATTGACATTCCCTGATAATTGGACTAATGGCAAGTATGGGCGTGTGATATTCCGATGGGATGATGTTCAGATCATAATAAAGAAACTCAACGCCAAAGGAAAGCCGTCTTATATACCAACGTTGCTGTCAGATAAGATATTAAGTCAATATCAATCGGATTTGTTTGAAGGTGATGATTCCGCCAAGGCCGAACCTGTTCTTATTTTTGGATACACCAAGGACAAAATGGGACAACTCGTCGATCCTAGAATCGTATATTTCGACAATGATGTTAAATGGGAACTGACAAAGGATGATGTATTGATGAAGCCTGTAACTCATGATATCGTTGAGGATATAGAGGTTCTTATCAAGAAGAGAGGAGAAAGTAAATCTGAATAATAATAAATTGTATATCGTTGGCTATTAAAATATATCAATATTATGGATTATAGACAATTAACTATAGCGAGGGAATATAGGGGATTTACTCAATCCAAGCTCTCCGGTATGATAGAGGGATTGTCTCAATCTAATCTTTCTAAATACGAGAAGGGGCTAGGTACATTATCAGATGATCTTGTCCGTAAGATAATGGAGGTATTGGATTTCCCTATAGGATTTATGGATATATCCGTAGGTAATGATTACGAGAAGAGCTTTAGAAAAAAAGCGAGGCTTAAAGCCATGGATAAATGCCATATCGAGAGATTTGTGGATCTTTTATCTTACAGCGTTGATTATATGACCTCTGATTTGGAGATTCCGGACTATAATTTCCCGAACATAGACATAGAGAGTGGGGTAACTCCGGAGGAGATAGCCATGCATCTAAGGAATAAATTCAGGTTAGGAATAGAACCAATTAATAACATCATAAATTTCTTGGAGAGAAACGGTGTCATAGTTTATGAGTGGGATTGTGAATATGATGATTTCGATGGGGTTTCTTTGATAACCAGAGGAGGCAATCATTTGATTGTTCTCAACAAGAACATGAGTAATGACCGTAAGAGAAGATCGATTGCTCATGAGCTGGGGCATACGATAATGCACAATGATCCAGATATGTTTATTGTATCATCAAGGGACAAGGAGGAGGAGGCTGATCGTTTCGCCTCGGAATTTTTAATGCCTAGGCGTGGCATAGAGTCCTCTTTGCGTGGTATCAAGTTCTCGGATTTACCCGTCCTTAAATCATACTGGAAAGTCTCCATGATGTCTATTGTCGTAAGAGCCAGAAGATTGAATTGTATAGATGACTCTAGGTATAAATATTTTGCGACGGAGATAAGTAGACGTGGATGGAGGCTCAAAGAGCCATATGACGTGCGTCTTGACGAGTCTGTGGTAGTAAGCAAGATGTATACGGCTATGTGTGATGGTTTGGGATATGATATGAAAACCTTGTCGGATGCGATGAATATCCCCTCTGATGTCACTTCCAGCATATTCCTGCCAAAAAGAAAAAATAGATTTTGGATTTCGGTTTAATAAATAATACCATATTACTAAAGCTCAAGCGTCCGTATAAGATATTATGCGGGCGCTTAAATTTTTACAGCAAACTCACAATGATCTAACAACAAGATATTTAATATACAATGGACTTCTCATGATTTTTGTCGTGTCCGGTAATGGTGCCGGATTAACGACAAAAATTAAAGATAATGGATAGAAATTATTTTATCGGTACTCCCGAAGGAGGTAATTCCGGTGGAAGTAAGTTTGACATCATGGCCTTTCTCCCGAGCTTGATGGGCGGTGGTGGAAAATCATTGGACCCCAATTTGGTAGCGGCTTTGATGAACAATAAGGGCAATCAAGACGCTTGGGGCGGTGGTGGTTGCTGGTGGATCTGGATCATCCTCCTGTTCTTCGTATGGGGAGGCTGGGGTGGCAACGGCTTCGGCAACAACGGGGCTAACGGATTACCGGCTCAACTGAACAATGACGCTGGTCGTGAATTGTTGATGAACGCTATCCAAGGAAACGGAACGGCTATCAGCCAATTGTCATCTTCCTTGAATTGCTCAACCCAACAATTACAAAACGCTATCTGCCAGATCCAAGGACAGATCCAGAGCGTGGGTAACCAAGTAGGCATGAGTTCCCAACAAATCATTAACGCCGTCCAAAGTGGTAACAATCAATTATTGAGCCAGATCGCCGAGTGCTGCTGCACGGTTAACAACAACATCACTAAGATGGGCTACGAGAACCAATTGGCTAGCTGCAACCAGACAAACACGCTGGTGAATACGATGAACAACAACACGTTGACTCTCCGTGACTCAGGTCTGCAGAACACCCGTGATATCATCAACGAGGTTCGTGATTTCAAGAACTTGTATCAACAAGACAAGATGGATCGCTTGACGGCGGAGAACCTAGCCTTGAAAGGACAGATCTCCCAAAGCAACCAGAACGCCTATTTCGCCGCTACTCTACAGGCGCAGACCGCCCCTCTAGGTAACGCCTTGGGTGATTTGAGCTCAAGATTGGCCAAGATCGAGTGTAACCAGCCGGAGGTGGCAAAGGTTCCTTACTCCCCCGTGGTAGGCATACCCACTTGCGTGGCCGCCCAGTACGGATTAGGCCTAGGTCTCGGTAACTGGGGAAACTTCGGCAACGGATGGGGATAATGAGTTAATAACCTAAAAATAAAGAGTTATGGCATTCATTAGTCCTTTCATAATGGCGAACAAGAACGGTATCCCACGTTTGGAGAGCACGGGCGTTACGGTCGGGACGACCAACGTTCGTTTCTCCTTCCGCAATCACCCGTTCCTGTCAGCCCCGTTTAGCGGGTTGATCTTGTTCCGTCTGGCCCAGCCTATCCCGGCTGGTACTACCGGGACGTTGCCGGTAGTGTTTGACACGAACGGCTCCACGCAGGCGCTAACGACCATTAACGGCGCAGATGTCACGGCATCCGATATAACCGGCACCGGAATCTACTTGTGTTACTATGAGTCGGGCAATAATACGCTCCAGATAATGACGGGAGTGGTGTGATAGAGTATCAACGAGAGACCGGAGCGATCCGGCTCTCATAAAAACCAAGAAATATGTTCAAGAATCAGAGACAAGGGAATCCTTTATATATCCTTCATAAGGGGAATACGCCTTTTTGTGAGGTTGGAAGCATAGTCAGCGTGTCCCCTCCGAGACCGGAGAATCCAAATTTCAATATGTATGGTCCGCAAGCTAAAATCGTGGTGGACATAAAGGCCAAGGTAGGTGAGGACAACGTCAGCTTCTCTAACGTCTTATCCGACGTTACCATTACGGATTACCCCACTACAAATGGGGAGAAACTGGTTGTGTCATGCGATCTAGGTGCCCTGAATACGGAGATCAACGCCATGATGCAGCAAAGCCGACAGGCACTTGACAGCATCGATTACCATAAATCCGTGATTGAGGGGTGCGAGAAGATGCTGGTAATACTGAACCCTGAGTTTGCCCGGGAGAAGGAGAGGGAGAGTGAGATCGCTAACATGAGAAACGAGATGTCCGATCTGAAGGAGGCTAACGCAAGGTTGGTTGCCATGATGGAGCAACTTGTCGGTTCCGTGAACGGTAATAATAACAAGAATAAAAAAACAGAGTGATATGGGAACATATAGCAGAAAACTGAGAGAGCTGATCGAGGAATTCGACGCCATGGAAGACGAGGATATGTTAGAACTGGCGAAGGAGGCCTATAAGCTTGGCTGTAAGGAAGGGAAGCGGAAGGCCATGGAAGGCTATGGCAACCGCATGGAGGAAGACGATGACGATGAGTTCGAGGACGACGACGAGTTCCGTGAGATGTGGGAGCGTGGCGGCTACGGCAACCGTGGCGGCGGTCGTGGATCATCCGGTGGCGGTTATGGCAATCGCCGTGGGGTGCCGGGCACCGGACGCTACTCGAGACGATATCGTAGATAACCATGAGGGGGGACCGGTTTCCCCCTCCTAAAAAACAGAGGAATATGAGACTAGATATGTATGATGATTTCCCTTCCGGCATGCGATCCTACCTGAAGGCGTATGGCTGGCATTTCTCCAAGGCCATGTGCGATTGGGCCGTATCCATGATGGAGAAGGAGGACGGAAACGGGAAGAAGGTCAAGATAACCCCTTTCACGAAGGAACAGGTTGATGAGATGCTGAAGAAGTATAGCGTGGACGTGAAGAAAAAGGGTGGATACGATTATGTTTACGCCGCCAACATGTGCAAGGCCGATTACCTTGGCTCCTCAGTGCCTAACGAGCAGTACGCCGCTCTTTATGTCAAGAACGTCTGCGACGATCCGGACGCTTACGACGGGATAGTGTTCACCCGGTTCTACGCTGATTGCATCGGGTCCGGCACGCCTATAATCTGGGAGGAGATGATGTGATGGGAGGCTGGGGCTACATACTGAGGATCTTGAAGGGAGAGTCCCCCAAGGACGTGCTGGCGAGTATGCCGGATAAGGATTTTGACAAGGTATCCGAGGTGGTGGGCAATCTCAAGGCTACCAATCTCACCCGGCAACAAAGGAGGAGGATAGAGCGGGAGTTCAAGACGGTAAGGAGATGATACGACGGGATTACCATATCAAGAGATACGATTGGGTGATCCACGTGCTGTATAACGTCACGTGCTCGAGGACATCCGATATCATAGCCCTATTGAGGAGGGTCGGTTGCCCGGAAAGCAAGATACGGGAGGCTTATGGCAATATGGGGTCGTGCAATCTGGACGTGGGACTTACTTATTCCAACTACCGGCGAAGGGAATCCGTCATGGTGATAGGCCGGACCTCGTCTTACAGGGAGTTCTCTAATTCGTTGTTCCACGAGTGCCGGCACTTGACGGATCATATGTCCTTGGCCTTGGATCTGGAGATCGGAGGGGAGCCTATCGCTTACTTGGCTGGCGATATAGGAGCCTTGATGTCCGATGAGATAAGGATGTTCATTTGCGATTGCCATCGTCACAGGAACGATATAAACGATGAGTTATGGGAAAGAAAAAAGAAGATAAAAAGAAAAAGGAATCCGTAAGACGGGAGATAGACCGCCTCACGGATTCCTTGGATTTCGAGCCTGTCAACTTCTATGAGGTGATGGCTCGGATACGGCACTTGATGTGCCTGTTATAATGAATCTGTCTCAATGACGGATTTAAGAGATATGGGGTCGTCTTCCCACGTTAAGTATTTACCTGTTAATTTATAAATACTGCCTTTTGGAAGTATGATCGCCGAGTTGTGATCCTCGACGGAAAAATATTCCTCGTCATGCGCCGATCTCTCGTCCGTCCATACCTCTCCTTGCCGCACTGGGAAGTTATCAAGAATAACCTCGTCACCATTCTTGTTTACGGCCAAGAATACTATTGTTTGCTTGCCTAACTTCATATTCTATTTCTTCAAAACATTCATGTAGTGGCTTAAATTGTAAGCCATGTTTTTGGGGATTTGTCAACAGTTCCTTGTAGGCTTGACTGTTTCATGTGATAATACCATAAATTCATTATTCTTTAATTATGAGCCTTCATGAGAAGGCTCGGTTAATACTATTCCTCTAGATCGGGAATATGGCACCAATGGGTAATGCCTAATCTTTCTTCATTAACCTTTATTCCAGTTTCCCATTCGCCTAAAGTTGATAGATAGCAAATAAGATAACCATACGCTCCTTTAGTTATAACTGTGATATGTGCTTCCGGCAATCGTTCCTTCACGCTTACCCAGGGGGATTGCTTTGCCTGCCATTCGGCACCGGCTATAAAGCCGTGGTAATATGCAGGGAATGCACTACCGCTACTCCTGCTTTCAGCGAAGAAATGAGCCGCTTCTTCTACCGTCTGTCTCTTATCAATATCTCTTTCCATTGTTAATGCTTATTGTTTAAATATCCACATTCCGCAAGCTTACAGAGCATACCATAGGCTACATTTAAGATTGTTACATTCTCGTTGAAATAGAACGATAAATCCTCTAACACCTCAAACTTACCAAATAAATCAATTTTATCATATCTGAAAATCATTTCTGATATGTACCAATTCAATGTATAGTCATCTATCTGTTTTGGCATGAGAGCCAACATATCTTGCAAGGTAAATGTCTTGCCACTCTCATTATACTGTTTAGCATAAAAATTAACACAGACTGGTATAAACTCGATTTCATCATCTTCGCTATAATCACAACTTGGATGGGTGCTTATAAACTTCATGCTTGCACTGCTCACGTCAATACCTAATTTAATAAGGTGTTGCATTTGTTCTACTGATAATACCTGTTCATTCATAATCATTCAGTTCTATAGGATTTACCACTAAATTTCTCATCGCCATCTACCAATATATGATAACTGATATAAGGCTTGTTCTCTTTATCGTTATGCTCTTTGCGCTTAACTCTCGCTTCTTCGATTGTATCACATTTACACATGGTGTATTCGGGATAACCATAGAAGTATCTTACGACTCTATATTCTTTGCTCATATTTATTTATCTGTTAGGAATTTCTTATTCAAGTGACCTCTCTTGATGAGCCACTCTATAGCGTCAATCACATTGTCCATCAAGTTCTCCTTGTTGAAGGAGTTTGCGCAAGTATAAGTCTTGTCGCCTTCCTCATCCTCGATCTTGTCCGATGCGTACATGAGTTCAACGAAATTTCCGGATAGGTAATAAATCATTCCGTCTATATCGTCTTGGTACGATTTTGGCATCATGTCTATTAAAGCCGATAGAGACCAAGCCGGGAATGCCATATCTTGACCCACGTGCCCTTCAATCCTTCTATATTCAAATGCGACCGGACATTCGAACTCGTCAAGATACATGTCCGCCGTCTTCGGGTTCACCCCGGCCTCTAATAGCCGGGATGATTGTTCTTTATTCGTGCAAATCTGATTCATATCATCTAAAACTTGGCATTAATATTACATTTATCCCATTCTCGAACCTAAACAGGTTAGGTTCAGATGAAGGGTTCGAAACAAGAACACAAGAGGTGATATCAATAAGCTTCATGAGATTTATCATTTTAAGCACACGCCCGGATTTAAAAGGATTCCCGTGTATGTCAATGTCATATTGGGGATCTTTTATCATTTCCTCAGTCTCGCCTAAATGACCATTTCCACGACATACGGGGCATTCCTCCTCTTCTGTATAGATTATATCATCAAAACAAAACTCATAATCAACCATCCCGGTACCTGCGCAAGCATCGCACTTATACGTTTCATTTATCATCGGAACGTCATCGTACAATTCCTTCAACCAAGACAATTCTATGATCTCATGGCATTCTTTCCTTATATTCAACACAGATGATACATCTGGCTTGTCTTGATACGGATACCTAAGACCTATCAAGGATATAGGTATTGTTATAAGCGTGATAGCGTCAGTGGCACATACCATGTCCCCTTGCTTGAACGCTTGGTTTAATGCTGGTCTATACTTGTCGTTACCGACAAATAA